AAAGGCGATACTATTTACTACGAGAAAAAAGTATTAATTGAAATACCGGTAAACTGCCCTAAATTATCTTGGTATAAACAGTTAGGCGCTGATTATTGGTATATATTACCATTAATAATTTTGATTCTTATTATAGTTGGCTACATTCGTAATATATTAAACAATGGATAAAATAATAATAACTGCAACTGCATTCGGAATGAAGCACACGATTGAATTGAGTGATGATTCAGGTATTGAAGATTTCTTTGTAGCTTTTAAATCATTGTTAGTTGGTATTACATTTCCTGAAGTGGTAATAGATAACCATATTTTAGAGTTAGCAGAAGAAATTATACCCGATAACGTATAATATAACATACAATTAGTTCATAAATGTCTAAAATAACAATCAAATGAAAGAATACAAGATTGCATACGAATTTAATGGTAGAAAAATGTACACTATTGTACGTGCAAAAAACGTACAAGAAGCTAAACAACAAATCAATGATAGGCTTAATTTTATAGAGGTTAAAGATATTACTCCTGCTGATGAAACATTAGACTACATTAAGAATTTATTTGGAATGAAATAATGAAAATGCGACCACGAATAACACAAGACGAATACGATTCTATAAAGAAAATTAGAATTGAAAATAATCAGAAAAGAGTGTTAGTTATTGGTGACTTACACGAACCTTTTTGTTTAGATGGTTATTTTGAGTTTTGCAAAGATATTTACAGTAAGTATAAATGTACGGATGTACTATTAATTGGAGATATTTGTGACAACGCTTTTGCCTCATATCACGAGAGTATTCCTGATAACATAGGAGCAGGAGATGAATTACAATATGCTATTAATAAACTTAAAAAGTGGCACGATTACTTTCCAAATGCAACAGTTATAATTGGAAACCACGATAGACTTATTATGCGTAAAGCACAGACTGGTGGTATATCAAGTAAATGGATTAGAGATTACAAAGATGTTTTAGAAGTTCCAACTTGGAATTTCGTTGATAGGCACGTAATAGACAATGTTCAATATCTTCATGGAGAAGGTGGCACAGCAAAGGTTAAATGCAAAAGTGATATGATGTCAACTGTAAGTGGGCATTTGCATACACAGGCTTACACAGAGTGGTTCGTAGGTGCTAACTTTAAAGTTTTTGGAATGCAGGTAGGTTGTGGTATTAATCATAAACATATTGCGTTTAGCTATGCCAAGTTTGGTAAAAAACCTGCAATCGGTTGCGGAGTGGTTATAAATGGAACAACTGCAATAAATGAACTAATGGACCTGTAATGATAAGTAGCTTTCAAATATTAGGGCAAACAATTGAAGTAATCATAGACAACGAATACTGTCACAAAAATAAGTGCTATGGGCAGTTTATACCATTTGAAAACAAAATAATAATAGCTAATAAATTTAAGAGCAAAAAAGTTTGGATTGATTACAAGCAAGAAATAATAGATGCTACATTTTACCACGAGTTAATCCATTGCCTGTTATTTTATGCAGATTCTGAAAGTTGGTTAGATGAGAAGTTGGTAGATAAACTTGGAAACTTTTTGCATCAATATATAATAAGTAAAATAGATAATGTAGTTAAAATATAAGTTTAAAACTGACATACTGCATATAAAACATTAGCCCAAATATTAAGTTATTTGGGTTTTTTTATTTCTTTTTTAAAAATAAATGCGCTAATTATCAAACACTTACAAAATTAATAAAAAAATTATTATGTTTTGTAATAAATAGTTGTACATTTGTCAAACAATTAACGGAAATAAAAATGGAAAATTACATCAAACAAATTTTAGACAAAGCAAATCGTTCTTGTGATTCTGACAATAGAAGTAGCATTACAAGGTCAATAAATAAATGCATAGATAATGGATATCTTAAAATTGCAATACAAGAGCAAGGTAGAATTTGGACTAACCCAAAAGTTAAAAACGAAGATGGCTCTTTGTATAAATTCAATATTCAAGTAAGAGGTTTCGGTAAAATTTATTCAAAATATGTTTCAGGTAAAATTTCAGAAAACGAAATCTTGAGATATATCGGCAAGATTTTAAATGAGAATAGTATTCGCATTGGTGAGCAATTTACACAAGGATGCGAATGCTCAAGATGTAATGGAAAAGGTTTTATAAAAGCATTTAATTACTATTGCGAAGGTATATGTTTTGAATGCTATGGTAGTGGAAGAAGTATAGAAAAGGTATCAATATAATAATTTAAAAGGGGTGCAGCATCCTACACTGCAATAACTAAAATGAAAAAAATAACATCAACAACATTTACTAATACGTTTTCAAAAGAACATTTAGTAACAGTAACACTTTACAAATTAGAAATAGGCTATGCTGTTTTAAGCGAGTTTGGATGTAAATTAGATGGACAAACAAGACTTACTTATTATGATGCAGAAGAATATTTTAATGAAGTAGTACAAGAAACTAAAAAAGCCTATCACTCAATGGAAATGTCATTTTACACAAACTAAACAATATGAAAAACCACAACGAAATCGCAGAAATAATTTTAGGGGCATTGATAGTAATAGCTATGTTTCTTATGACTTACGTAATCTTATTAATCACCCACGACTAAACAATTAAACAATGGAAATTACAATCACAAGAACAATCCAAGAAACGCACGAATTAGAATTACCTGCGTACAGAAAAAACAGTTGCTATTTTTATAAAATAGTAAGCGAAAAACAAGCAGTACAAATATGTATTGCAAATGGTAGTGAATCAATTGGTATAGCTTATACCAGTAGCGCATTAAGTTTAGCACCATTAGAATCAAGCCAAGAAGAGTTTGATACCAAGTTCAATGAAGTAGTAACAATACTAATGGAGAAAGCATCATAATGCAAAAAGAAAGATTAAAAAAAGAAGTAGTATCAGCACTACTGCAAAGCCAAGAAGCAATTGGGTATATTGCTGATTTAATGCAAGTAAGATTCCAAACAATTTTAAAGCAAATAATAAGTGATTCACCAACATTATGCAAGAATGCTTATGTAATAACTATTAAAGATGCTTTGGGTTTACCATTAAACCAAGTAATAACCGAGTTTTATAATACGGATGGAGGCTATAAAGAATGAGTTTACAAGAACAAGAAAACAAATTAGAACTGTACTGGCAACATTACAAAAAATGGTTAGGAGTCACCCACAATGCTGATTGCGATGAACAGGAGTTTATAGAATTAGGCAAAGCAGCTAACCAATGGAGATTACAAAAGGAATTAGTAGACAAGTTAAAAAAGGAATTATGAGCAGAATAGACACACTTCGTAATAGATACGACAAAATAAATAGATTGCGCAACATTGCAATAAATGAACGCAATATTTTAAAAACAAAACAAGCACAATGGATGCTTTACTCAATCACAGCAACACTTAACTTAATTAGCCAACCAAACCAATGGAATTAGACAAAATAACAAACATAGAATTAGGTGGAATAAACACCAATGATTATCCTGACTTTTGCGATGCTTTTATAGAATCAGCAGAATACGATGGAGTTGAATTAACTGATGAAGAATTAGATGAATTAAATTGTAATTCAGAGTTTGTATATGATTGTGTTTTAAAACATTTATTTTAGATGAATTTAGAATATTTAGAACATAACGCAAAATTTATTTCACTTGAAATTCAAGAACTTGAAGAAGAAATATTATTACTTATGCAGAATATATTAACAAAAAAAGTTATATTGCAACACGATAAGTATTCAGAACAAATCAATATTTACAAACAACAATTAAAACAAACAAAAAAACAAATCAAACAATGGAAAATTTAACAAAAATTCAAAGAGAACTCAAAGTTCCAAAAGGAAACTTCAACAGTTTTGGAAAGTACAAGTATCGTTCAGCAGAAGATATCTTGGAAGCAGTAAAGCCAGTATTATCAAATAACAATGCAAGGCTTACAATTAGTGATGACATCGTATTACTTGGTACAAAAGTATTTATTAAGTCCACAGCCACACTTAAAATAGGCGATGAGGTATTAAGTTGTAGTGGTTATGCTGAAACATCTGAACATAAAGGAATGTCAGCAGAACAAACAACTGGAACAGCAAGTAGTTATGCTCGTAAGTATGCTTTAAATGGTTTATTTTTAATAGATGAAACCGAAGCAGATGCAGACAATCAAAACGTAACTAATAGTAAACCTACACTTGCAAAAAACACACAAGGATTTAACGATGCACTTGACTATGTAAAGAATGGTGGAGACATCAATAAGGTAAAAGCAAAGTATTTTCTAACTAAAGAAGTGGAGGATTTACTAAATGTTAAGTAAAGAACGATTAGGCAAATTCACAGCATCTTCCATCCACAATTTATTTGTGGGTGGTAAGGGAGCAACGAAAGATAGTTACATAATGGATAAAGCAATTGAATCGGTTAAAGGCTATGCAAAATCTTTTACAAATAAACATACCGAGCACGGAAATATAAACGAATTAGAAGCATTAGAATCGTTTATAGAGGTAACAGGATTAAACGCAGTATATTTAGATTCAGAATACTTTCCAATTAATGAGAATTGTGGTTCAACTCCTGATGCAGCTATAATGGATTTTGATGGTATTATTGCAGCAAGTATTGATTTAAAATGCCCAACTGAAAAGTTCTTTGAGCAAAAGATGATGATGATTAATGATGCAAAGCCAGAGTTTCAGAACGTACCTAAAGCATACTTTTACCAGGCACAAATGCAAATGATGAGTTTGAGTAAGCACAACGAAAGTTTAGGACATCCTGCGGTGACTAATCATTATTTAGTTAGGTATTTAACATCTACTAACTACGATTTTGATGGCAATAAAATTGAAATAGATTTGCCATTAAATGTACGGATATTTTACAAAATAGTACACGCAGATTTAGAAGTTCAAGCAAAAATACTTCAAGAAGTAGAAGCAGCAAGTGAGCAAAGAGATGCATTAATCCAAATTTTAACACAACCAATAGTATGAACATAGAAAAGATATTATGCCCAAAAGTAGGTAAGTTAATTAAAACAAAAGATTCTGT